TGCGTGGCTTGGGGTCTATTATCAACCAATCAATTGGCATTATCAACAAAATGTTTGGCCTCGAAATCGCGCCGAACGATCCAAACGATCGAACGCCCATTCCAGTGGCCTTTAATTTCGTCCCCATCGAAAAGCCCGCACCAGTCGAAAATGAGCTTGCGGACAATGTTTAATAACGCGGTCCTCACTCACGCGATGAAGTTCGTCGGTGCAAAGTCTTATCGGGTGTCTTATTGGGATGATCGTCGTCGCGCGGCACAATAGTTAAAGGAGAAAGAACATGGGAGCTAATCAATATGGGCCGTACGGCAAGGGCGCATCTTCAGAAATTAAAACTCTTAAAGGTCTCAAGAAAAATAAAGGTTTGATGTCCACTTCGGTTGGGGCCCAAATTAAGGCCAACTTAAAGTCGGCCAAGCGTGAAGCCGCGATGCGAAAAGCAATGTTCGGATAAAAGGAGTTTAAAAAATGGCAAACATTACACCGGCCAAGGGCTTAATACTTGTAAAGTGGATAGAAGAAAACAACGTTAGCGAGGGAATCGCTCAAAACTCGAATGGTTCGGTGAGTGTTCCAACTTCTGAACCCAAAATCGGTGAATCCAAGCTCGCTCAACTTGAAGTTCTATCAGGTACTAAGGCCGGTCAAATAGCCTTGGCTTCGGAGTGGAGTTTGACGGAACTTTTGCCCGGAACGGACAATGTTTACTTCATAAGCGAAGATTCGATCAAGGGCTATTCCGATGCGCCAATCAGCGGCGCACTCGCGAACTACGAGGACTGAGTGGACTCGATCATTCACATACTTGGTGGAGTTGACTTATTCTTTGGAATTTGCGGTCTTTTTGCGCTTGCGGCATCACCTTTTGTTAAAAATTCAGATCTTTTTACTCGAGTTTTAATCCTTGCAATGTCGCTTGCTTTCGCGCTTTCGGGGGCGATCCTGTGGATGTCGTAGCCGATGTCCCGGCTCACAAACACCAACTCGATTTCATAAATTCTGAAGCCAGACACCCGGCACTTGTTGCGGGTTTTGGTGCAGGCAAGTCCCATGCAGGCATGATGCGCGGCTTCAAACTCAAATCTTTCCCTGAACATGTGCTCGCAATTTACGCCCCCACTTATTCACTCCTTCGCGACATTTGGTACGACAAACTCGAAACTTATTGCCGGGGCTACAACATCAAGTACGATCTGAACAAGGGTGACAAGATCATGCGAATCGCGAATTTCGGTTCGATCATCTTTCGTTCGATGGATGATCCGGCGGCGATCATCGGTTACGAAGTGCACGACTCAATCGTCGATGAAATCGACACCATTAAAAAAGCCAAGGCCAAAATTTGTTGGGATCGCATCATCGCTCGCCAGAGGAGAAAGCGGCCCGATGGTCGAGCCAACACCACCGCCGCGATGACCACGCCCGAAGGTTACAATTTCGTTTATGATCGTTGGAAAAAATCGCCAACTCTCTCTTATCATCTCATCCAAGCGAGCACGATGGACAATGCTGAATTTTTGCCCGAAGACTACATTCCGTCACTCAAAGAGAGCTACGATCCGCAAATGCTCGAAGCTTATCTCAATGGCCAATTTGTCAATTTGCTCCGCGGCCGGGTTTACTACGCCTACAACGAGGAGCAACATCGCTTGCCGATTGATCTTCCAATCGATCCGACTTTGCCGCTCTGCGTTTGTGTGGACTTTAACGTCAACCCGATGGCTTGGGTTGTCCTTCAATTCCGTTCAAGATACGACATTCGCGTTTTGTTTGAGCACATTCGCCCGAACACTTCAACTCCGGATCACTGCATATCGCTTCTGAAAAGACTTCCAACTCAGACTCGCGACATGGACTGCATAGTCTATGGTGATGCGGCGGGCGAGCATCGCGACACTCGCTCCACTTACACCGACTACGCCATTATAAACGAACATTTTAAAGCTCATTTTCGTTCAGTGCAGTACAAAGTACCGCGCTCCAACCCGCCGGTGCAAACCCGCGTCCTGACAGTTAACAATGTTCTGTCAAAAGAAAATACAGTCAAAATAGCCCGTGGCGTGGTAGAATTGGTGGAGGACTTCACACAAGTCGTGTTCACTGAGTCTGGTGATATTGATAAGTCAGACGGTCGTCGAACTCACTCGTCCGACGCATTTGGCTATTTCGTGGCAGTTGAATGCCCGATTGTTCATAAAAGAGTGTATGCTCAAGTAAAGAGCGTTTAAGGAGGAGTAAGATGTTTTTTATCGAAGGAACCGAACAAGTGGTGAAGAATTCACTTCAGCGGGCGAACATAATGTCCGAGAACGAGCGTTTCACTTACGCGACCAAGCTACTCGACTTTTACCGGGGTTTTGCGAAGAGGCACATTTCCGATCTCATTGATGCAACTATCAAGACGCAATCGATCAAGACCAACATGAAAAATCTCATCGTTCCGATGCCGATTTTACAAAACTTCATCGACGAAATTTCGGCAGTCTATCGCTCGCAACCGCAACGCACATTTCTTCTCAATGGCAAACAGATAGTGCGAGAAATTGATGAGACTCTGAATAAAGAGCGTTTTGCTAAAGACCCGGCTCTCCTCGATAAACTCGAAGGTCTCTATAGTCGTAAACTCAAGCTCACAATTAAGAAAGCGGAACAGTTCACTAATTTGCTTTCAACGACGGTGTTTAAGCTCAATTTCCGCGACGATGTGTATGCGATGGATTTTGTGCCCAATGATGCGGCGGTGGTGCTCGAAGACAAAGAGGACACCACCCGCATGGATCGCATCAAATTCGTCAAATATTTCGATCGATCGATTTTGGCTCCGGTCTACGAAGATTGGACAACTGAAACCTTTCAACTAGACAAGAGTGGCAAAGATGGGACTAAAAATCCGAACAGGGCTGTAGTCGAAAATGAAAAGATGTACAAGAGGAAGCACAACGACTCTGGGTTTGCACCATTCGTCGTTTTCCGCAACGATCTGGCAACTGACGATTTTTGGAATGTAAGAGACAAAGACATTCTCGATGTGATCGAACAATTGCTCGTCGCATTCACCGAGCTTCGCTATTTACAGCGTTTTGGTGCTTTCGGTTTGAAGTATGTGGTTGGCGGCAAATTGCCCGAGGACGGATCACTCGACATCACCGGCATTCTTGAGATCATACCGCCGGTTGGATCCCAAGTGCCCGGTCAACAATCCCCAGTTCAAGTAGGCGAATTCTCAAATACTGCTCGCATGAAAGAGCTTTCGGATTCGATATTCGACATGCTCAAATTCCTCTATGATCTATACGGCATTTCAATTGATAGGCTCGTCACCTCGGGCCAAGCCACGACTGCCGAATCGAAACATGTTGATAGGCAGACTTTGCAGGACTACATCGAAACTCAACAAGAAATTTGGAGAGTGAACGAGGAGAATTTGTTTGCGACTTTGACTGCGGTTTATAATCGCGATCATGAGAGTGACAAATTGCCCGCCGGTCTCGGAATTCAAGTTGATTTTGAAGATGCCGGAACTTCGGCTCAGGAAACGCTCACCCTGATCGAAGCCAATATGGCCAAAGTTCAAAACAATCTGATGTCGGTGCTCGATTGGATGAGAGAAGACAATCCGGATTTATCCGAAGAGGAAGCGAAAACTGCATACCTGAAGAATAAGTCAGTGAACGATGAACTCATATCGAGTCTCGTTCCAACTGCGAGCCCGATTCCGGAAGGAACGCCGCCGACCGCGGATGCGCCACCAATTGATGGCGTTGATCCAAATTCAGCCGATGGCGGTGTGGAGCCGGTAGTCAATGGCTAGTTCGGACGAGATTTTCGATAACATCGATTCTTATTCAGAGCAGATCGCGGCGATAGCCACCGTTACCAAAGATCGAATAAACAAGAAAATTCTCGCTCAGGCCGACACTAAAACTCGCCGCGCGCTTCTGGCTGAACTGACCTTGTACATTCGAAGTCAGGGCACGAAGATGAAGAGCCTCGTTGACAAGGCATTCAAGGCGATTATCAAACAGACCAATTCTTATGTTGAAAGCGAGTATGAACTCAAACTCGCAACCGAGCAACTGAAAGCAATGAATGAAACCACAGTCGCGGTCCTCGACAACATCACTGCCAACGATCTCAAACTGCAGGCGGATCTTCGGTCGATGCTTCTTAAAAACATCACTCAAAAATTGACCACCGCGCAGGTGGTGAGTGGTTTGGCAACTCTGTATCCGGGCTATGCGCCCAACATCGGAACTATCGTCAACACGTCGCTTCAAAGAATGTACCGCGATTCCGATTGGTCGGTGCAGTCGGATTTATACGACTACTACAAGTATGTTGGTCCTCTGGACAAGGTGACGCGTGAGTACTGTCGCGAACATGTGGGCCGGGTGTACACGGCCGCCGAAGCGGAACCCATTTTCAACGAAATTCAAACTTTTTACAATTGCCGGCATAAATTAGTCGGAATTTCCAAAGCAGAGTACGAAAAAGACGCTTGATAAGAAGATAGTCGATGTGCTAAAATCAGTATAAGCCGAGTTCCGGCTTTCAATCCACAGCGGAGTTCCCGCCTGAGTCAACAGCAAAATCTTGGGCGAGTCAACGCCTTTCAAAAAATCTTGGGCGAGTCAACGCCTTTCAAAAAATCAAGGAGCAAAGCATGTTCTGGAATAAAAACACCCAAGCCGGGAATGAAGGCGGAAATTCAACAACAACTGAGGGAGGAGAGCCCAACGCAACTGCCGGTGCGAAAGGTAATGAAACTGTCCCAATGTGGAAATTGAATAAGACCGCCGAAAAAGCGAGAGAGATTGAGGGTAAGCTAAAAGAAGCTGAATCTCGATTGAAAGCTTTCGAAGATGCCGAGAAGCAGAAAGTGGAAGATGAAGCCCGTTCTAAAGGTGAATTCGAGAAGCTTCTTCTAACCGAAAGGGAAGAGAAGAATCGCGTATTGTCTGAAAAGCAGGCTTTGGAGCAAAGAGTTGCTCGCGAGCGTTTGGAAGCTAAAGCTTTGAAAGAGATTTTAAAGTTTGCTCCTAACGATCCCGAAGACGTTCTTCGCTTCGTTGATATTACAACTCTTTCGATTGATGATTCTGGCCATGTAGCGAATTTGAAGGAGTCAGTGGAGAAACTGAAAACCGAAAAGCCTTATTTATTCGGAAAAGCGTCAAATAGCGCGAATCCGGATGAAAATGGGAGACCGGCGGCGGGGGCTGAAGCTTTAAAAGCCGCTGAAATGGAGTATAAACAGCTCCTTTCAAAGAGTCAGACGCAAGGTCAATCTCTAACTCCTGAAGAACTTCGTCGCATGAGAATTCTTCGGATGGATCAAACTAAAAACAAAAAATAAAGGAGTTCAATCATGGCATTCATTGTAGGACAAGTCACCGAATTTGATGATTCAGTAACTATTAATAACGAGGACATCCTCGCTCTAGCCGCCGCAGTTCCATTGGCCGCAAACCAAGGCCAATTTTGGAATTTATTGTCGGCTCCTTCTTTGGCTTTAACTGGTAAAGCTTTTGAAGTATACGGTCGTGGCTTGACCGCTTTGACCGGCGTGGTTGGTAATGGTTCGGGTACTGGTTGGGCCGACGGCACAGCTACTACTTCATTGCCAGTTCCGGCTACTTCGATCGCTAAAATCGTAATCGGTTCAGTTTTGAAAATTGAAAGTGAAATTGTGGTAGTTTCGGCTATCAACCGCTCAACTAACGTAATCTCGGTTTATGCTCGTGGTGAAGGTTCAACGTCGGGCGCTTCTCATGCGGATACTACTCCTTTCCAGATCATCGGTCATGCCGGATCGGATACGAGTCTTAAAGATACTGAATCTTTAAGTGAAAATTCTCATGTTTATGTTAACTATGCTCAAACTGTATTCGAACTTATCGATTACACATGGGGCGAACAACGCTTGAAAAGAAAAGGCTTGTCAACTGATCCTCTGAACATCCTTCGCCAAGAAGCTATGAACAGAGCCGCCGCTAAATTGGCCGCCGCTTGTTTACAGGGTGTTAAAGTTTTGGGCACGGCTTCTCGTCCTTACTTAACTGCCGGTCTTTTCGACCAGTTAGAAGACACTGCGGGCGCTACTCGTTCAGTTAATCGCTACAACGCGTCGTCTGCCGCTTTCACTGAAACGATCTTGAAAGCATCCCTTGACCAAGCTTTCCAATATGGAAATCCAAACACTTTGGTGATGAGACAAGGTTATAAAAACATCATGAATTCGTTCAACAACGCATTCATCATCACACCGAAAGAAAACAAAATTGGTGGTTACTCAATTGGTAAATACGAATACGAAGGCAAACTTCTGGACATCGTAGTTGACCAAGACTGTCCGAATGGCAAAATCGGTGTTGTAACTAAAGAACTTTGCAAAAAGTCTTGGTTGCAAGACGATATGCTCCGTTTCGTTGAAGAACCTAAAGCTTCTTCTCGCGAAATGAAAGAATCTCTTCAAGGTTCAGTAGGGATCGTAGTTGAAGGCGTTGGCTATGACCACCTTGAAATCTACGGACTTGCTACTGTCTAATTGATATTTGAAGGTTTCGGGGTCTTCGGACCCCGAGATTTTTCAAGAAAGGGAGATCATACTCATGGATAAACCAAGCAATAAAAACAAAAATAGAGCGCCTGAAGTTCAGGCAATGCCGGTTAGTGCTAATTCAGAACCCGAAATCGTAGTGGCAGTGACTGAAGAAGTCAAAGCTGTTGCTCCCGATGTCGCCTTGATTGGTGCTGAACAACCCGCAAAAAGCAAAGAAAAAATTCAACCGTCTGAAGATCGTAAATTTCCAGTTACAATCCGTTTTGACCACGGTTTTTGGTGTCCCGCTCTGCAGAAATCTTTCATGCCCGGCTTTTACAAGGCTCAAGATTTCAAGGAACTAAAACTCTTGGCCCGATACGGAACCGTCCTGTAAAGATTCTATACGGCCCCGGGGTAAATCTCGGGGCTGATTTTTTAATAAGGGGTTGAGTGATGGCTAATTTTGATGTTACTAACGAAGGTGGACCAATTAAGCTCGGCCCAAAAGCTAACTTGGATTCCTACACGACGACCGAAAGGGAAGCTTTGACGACTGTTCCCGGGATGTTGGTTTTGGATTTGACTACCGGGACTTTGTGGTTTACTGATGATGCAAACGTGTGGCAAGAAATTGGTCTCGCTTAGTAAATTAGGGGTACGGGGGGAATATGCTACAACTTAATATGTCAATGCCGGAGCTTTCGGCGGCAGTGGTCGTCATAACGGCGTTCAATGCCGGAATCTATTGGGTGTTTATGAAAAGAAACGAGGAAACATTCGATGAACGATACGCGAACAAGGAAACGGTAGAAGCTGAACTCGGTCGGATCGAAGAAAAAATCGATTCGCAAAAACAGGACTTTAAAGAGGGTTTGGTCGAAGTGAAAACGATGATAGTGGATCTTGGCAAAAAGTTCGACTCGATAATTGAGCTTTTTTTAAGGAAAAATTAAAAATGTTTGAAACTATAACTAACTCTTTCAACATTGCGGACCTTTCGTCTTCGGGGCTCGTTGTCGATCTTCCTTCAGCGATCGAAGATTTTTACTACGACTGGATCATCGGCCTTGACTACACAATCTCCGGAACCGATTACCATTCAGAATTCGTGATTAAAGGAAACACTACGACTCTCATTGAATTTTCAAATTCGCTCAGTTTGGCCGGTGCGACTAGTTTGTCGTACACCATTTCATTTGTCAGTCAAGAGCTAATTTCAAAGTTCGATTCGGACATGGCAGTTTCCTCAAAAGTGCCTGAAGCTTTGTGCATTAAGAAGGAAGCTCAAGTGAGAAATTTCTTTGAGCAAAAAATAAAAGCTAATTTCCGTAATTTGTATGCGGCATACGAAGACATTAACCCGCTCACTCTCATTTACAATTTGTTTGAAATTCAAACAGCGTACATTTATTATCTTATTGCACAACTCTATTTTGATCTTATAACCGAACCGAACGACACCAACGAAGTCAAATATCGCGAGTATATGAAGTTTTACAATGGTATTTTTGCCGACTCGATGTCGCTCCTCGCAGTAGACGTTGATGAAAGTGGGGCTTTGTCCAATGCTGAAAAATCAAAAAATGTTGGTAGTGGCGGATTCCTAAGCCGATGATTAAAGTGACGATCAATGACAAAGAAGTCAAAATTCTCCTCGCGAAGATAGAGTCTATCATCAAGGAAGCGCCGAGCATGCTCCTTCGAGTTGGTCTCGATGTGAACGAAAAAATCCGCTCTCGAGTGCAAGACTCCGGTGTTGGGCTCGACAACAAAAAAATGGGCAAATACTCGGTGAAATATGGCAAACTCCGATCGAAAAAAGGCCGCGACACTTCGATCCGCAATCTCACTTTCACCGGCCGAATGTTCCTGTCTCTCAGTGCAAGATCCGAGTCCGCTTACAAGGTAGTGCTCGGTTTCGCCGGCCCCGAAGTGGGCAAGGTGATGGGTAACAACGAAAAAACGCCGTTCTTCGGAATCGGTAGTGAAGAGAAAAAGCTGATTTCCGGGTCGGTTGATGCATTCTTTAAAGGAAAACTTCGATGAGTACACAGGTTAACATCATCGCCGCAATTAAAGCTATAGCCGAAGGACTGAACTATACGGTCTTTGAGAACGACATTTCCGAGAAGGATCTGGCTGACACTCAATTCCCGGCGCTCGTCATCTCGAATTTGACGACCGATTTTTCGACTCAGAACGGAAATTTCGGTTGGGTGGAGTCCTACACCATCGGTCTCATTATAAAACTCGAATATTCGAGCAACAACCTGAGTTCGCTAGTGTCGGCTCAAAGCGACCTGATCCGCGCGATGTTGCAATCAAAAACTCTGCAGGATTTGTGCGTTAAACATTCGATAATGCCCAAGACTTCCAATGCGTCGAATGCGATCGCTCAGCATTCGCCCAATGGATCTAAAGCTATAACATGCGTTCTCAATATTAGTTGCCAAGCAGTGCAATCAATTTGAGGGGGTGCATTTTTTAAAGTTGGAGATTAAAAAGGTTCGATCGAAGTCCGGCAGACTTCGGAACCGTTGAAAAAATTAAAGGAGGAACAAAATGTCTGTAAACAATCCGATAACCTCGTTTGGTATTTACCAAGCGACAATTCAAGATTTGGAGACTCTGGAAATGTTCCAGATGCTTATTTTGGATTCCGCTGAACCCGATTTTTCGCAAGAACTTGTGGATCTTCGTGGTGGCGGGTCAGCTTTTCCTTGGGCATCAGCTCCGGGTGAAGCTAACGGCGAAATCAAGATGACTGTAAAACAGTTTGATGCCGGAGTGCTCAAATTTTTCAGTCCTTGGGAAGCGGGTTCGATCACTGAGGACACCGACGGCGAAGCCTCGGGCAACGTATCAGTTGTTACCAATCACACCGGAACTTCAATTGTTGCGGCGACCGGTATCACCAATCAACCGGTAGTGATCCCTTCAACCGGAACTTTGAAACTCGGCGATTATGTGCTCGTTGCTGAAGATTCCAATACTTTGGGCTTGTATGTGAACACCGATGTCGATGGGCTCAGCTTCATTGATGATACCCTGAAACTCGGAACAGTCGATATTTCGACAGGTGCTAATTGTGATCTGGCCGCCGCCGGTCTTCGTTTTGTTGGTGGAGCTTCGGCTACATCTTTCACCACTGGTGACAAAGCGACTTTCTCAGTTCGACCGATCAATTCTTACTACATGCAACACCAGATTGGTAGAATCGGCGCGGCTCCAAGAGAGTTTGCATTGACTATCGTTGGTGAAAGACTTGGCAACAAAATCCGCATGGCTAGATACCCCAAATGTATCTCTTCAGGTGGGGCCGGTCTTAAATTCTTGTACAAAGATTGGGCTACTTTCGAAACGACTATCAAAATTCTGCAAGACGTAGAAGCTGGATATGTCGGTCTCGAAACGATCTTGAATCGCTAAGGTTTAGTATTGAAAACGGGGGAGAAACACTCCCCCGTCAATTTTTAAATGAAAGGGAGTCAAAAATGGTTGAAGTAAAGGATACATTCGAAATAGTGGTTGAGGTTAAAGATACGCAAAAGACTTTCGTTTCCAAAAAAATGAACCCGCTTCGCCGGGCGGTGGTTATGGAAAAACTCATGTCACCGATGGCCATGGCCAACAAAAAGGGCGAAGAGGATAATACGGCTAAAGAAATATCGAGCACTGTAGCACTGTTTAAAATACTGCCCGAGGTCATGTGGGATTTCGTAAAAGACGAAGACAAAAAAGAAATTGGAACTCTCGGTTCATTTGCTGAAGGGGTGGACGACGAAAATTCGATCCAATTCATGAAATGGTGCATTATGAAATTGCAAAAAATGCAAAGTTTTTTAGGGCAGAACGTGGAGACGGCAAAACTGTAAAGACTTCCTACGTCTACGCGTTTATTGCTCGGGGTTTTGGTTGGAAGTTAGAAGATATAAAGGAAATGGATGAACTCGACATGCAGGCGGCTATCACTGATTTGGTGCTCCTGCAAAAAGAAGAGTTCGCCCGAAATTTAAAAGCAATGGCTCTGGCTTCGAAAGCCGGGTTTGGTAGTAAAGAGGCGGATCGCGAGATAACGAAAATTGCGCGAGAAGCCAACCGGGAGCTCGAAGAAGAGAACAAGAAAGAACGAATGAAAATCGAGGGTGTGCGGGGGGCGGATACGCTCAATTTACCGCTCGACCTCAAAAAAGTGGGAGAGGTGAGAATCGGTGGCCGAAACAACAGAGCAGATAATACTGGAACTCGTCGATAAACTATCGGCTGAACTCAAGGATGTAAAAAAGAGTTTGGGCGAAATCGGCGATGAGTCGAAGCGTTCAGAAAAAGAATCGCGAACTCTAGGCGATACGCTCAAAAATTTGGCCAAAATAGCCGGGATCGCTTTCATCTCCAAACAAATATTCGATATTGGAAAGTCGGCACTCAAAACGGCCGGCGACTTTGAGCAGTACAATGTGGCCTTCAAAACCATGCTCGGTTCGAGTGAAAAAGCGACTAAGCTTCTCAACGAAATTAAGACCTTCGCGGCAACGACACCGTTCGAACTCAATGAATTAGTTGCATCGTCGAAACAGCTTCTCGCTTTCAACTTCGCCGCTGAAGACATCATCCCGACCATGACCACCCTCGGCAACATCGCCGCCGGTGTTGGTGTGCCGGTGTCGAGACTGGGCGTTATCTTCGGTCAAGTCAAATTGGCCGGCCGGCTAATGGGGCAAGATTTGCTCCAATTTACAAACGCCGGTGTGCCACTGATATCGGAACTCGCTAAAAATTTCAATACAACTGAAGCCGCAATTAAGAAGATGGTGGAGCAGGGCAAGATCGGTTTTGCTGATGTGAAAAAAGCCCTCGAAGGAATGAGCGGTCCCGGTGGCAAATTCAACAATCTGATGATCGCCCAATCCAAAACCTTGGGTGGTGTGCTGTCCAACATTGGCGACAATTTTACTCAAATCAGCCTTGAAATTGGAAATGCGATGTTGCCAATCGCCAAGGTGATAGCGGTTAATTTGCTTAATTCTCTGGACAAAATTCGAGTTTGGTTCCAGAACAACCAAGAGGGGATTAAGAATTTCTTCTTTAATTTGATATCGGTCATGATGGGTTTGGCCCAAGCGGCCATCCAAATTGGCCAAATTCTGTTCACTTATGTGATCGGACCCTTGGTTGATTTCATCAAACAACCGATCGTGGCCGCTATTATGGGCATTGTTGCGGCTTACTATGCGTGGGTTGGGGTCACGGCCTTGCTCACTGCCGCCAATGCGGCTTTGGCCACGGTGAATCCGCTAGCTTGGGTGGTGATCGGTGTTGCCGCCGCAATAGTCGCATTTAACGCTCTAACTAAACATTGGGACGCGGTGGTCGGCTTCTTTGTTGGTGGACTTAAGTTTATCTGGAACATGTTCAAAAACTATATCGATCTCATGATCAAAATTTTTACTGGCGACTTTATGGGCGCTATAAACAAAGTGGTGAATGCGGTCAAAAAAGCGTTCTCAATTCTTGGTGGAAAAAATAAACAAGACCTGCAAAAGCAGGCCGCGGATCTAACTCCGGCTGAAACTAAACCCGGCATGATATCGGAACCAGTCAAAGCTCCGACCGGCGGTGGAACCGGTGTCACATACTCAACTATCCTTACTCAAATTGTGGGCGAAGACAAGGCTATTGCTACATTCGCTAAAATTGGGCAGGGCTTCCGCGACTACGTGGTGGATGGAATCATGGGTGGAACTCTCACTCTCGAAGGTGTATGGGCTAACTTCACTCAACAGCTCTACAAGATGATGCTCGAACAACTTTTCAATCCGATCGGTGCGGCTATGGGTGTCCTAGCCAACTCGATCATGTCGATTTTCAACGACACCATCGGGCAATTGTTGACTCCATTCATAACTTTGTTTGCTAACATGATCATCGTGTTCGCGAGCGGTGTTCTTAACTTCAAACTCCTGTTTACTAATTTTGGCGCTTGGTGGAACAACATACTCGCACTCCTTGGTGCGGCGTGGAATGCATTCACATCGTCGATGGTTGGCGGTTGGATTGGAAGTCTAGTTGAAATGCTCGCGGGTTTGGTGATAATGGTTGGTGGCGCGATTCTCGCTTTCGCTTTAATGGCGGCATCGGCCGCGGCCGCGGCGGTAGCGATGATACCGATCGTTGGTCCGGCACTTGCAGTAGCCGCATATGCGGGCACTTTTTCATTGGTTATGGCCGGGGTGGCTCAACTGGCAACGGTGGCCCTTGGTCTCGCTTCGGGTGCAGTCTCGGTAGTGGGCGGTGGCTCAACTGATACGATCCCGGCGATGCTCTCTCCCGGCGAGATGGTGGTTCCGCAAGGGATTGCCGACGGGATTCGCGGTGGCGATCTTTCGCTTGGTGGGCCCGGTGGCGGGGGCCAAACTGAAGTGATGATCTCGTTTAAAGGCAATGCTCGACAATTTCTTGAAGCTGAAATCGTGAAGGCCAATCGCCTTGGCGGTTCAGCCATAGCGGCGGGGTAAAAATATGGGAATAAAGTTCATCGAAATTTCGCATCTGGACATCATCAAAGAGAATGTCACCGTCCAAGTGAGCTCGGGGTCGAGTCTTCGCAACCGAATGCGGGACCGCCGGTATGTGACGCAGTGGTCATCAGTCGGTTCCGATGATCTAACCACCGAAACTATCGAGGTAGATTTTGGAGTTGCAGTCAATGTTGATTTCATCCAACTCCTCAATTTCAATTGGAAAGCGTTCACGATAAAATATGATGTTGCCGGAACTCCGACCGATTTTTCGACGGCCATCGCCGAGACTACCAACTCCGAGGTGAACAGCCTCATTTTTGATTCTTTCACACCGGTCACAACTTCGAAAATTTACATCGAGATTGATTCGACTATAGTGGTCGACCAAGAGAAGGTTATCGGCGAACTACTGATATCCGAAGTTTTGGGTGAACTGGTCGGTTTTCCAACAATCAAACCGACAGTCTCTCGAAACAAGATCGTTAAAAATATGCTCCGCGGCAAAAAACGAATCGTCGATTCCGACACCACAATCGGCTACTCACTCGGATTCAAAACTTACCCCAACACCACCGATATGCAACTCATGGAATCGCTTTTTAATAGAAGAAATCCGTTCCATGTGCTGATTTCGGGTGGCGATGAAAGTCAATTTACGGACCCTCGCATGGGCTACCGAGACCGAGATATTCGGCTCATGTCAGTCTCCAGTTCCTACAGTCCAGTTTACTATAAGAATTTGTACTATTCAGGTGTTGATTTCACTTTTGATCTAGTCGAGGTCTAAAAATGACGACCCTAGTCGAAGCGAGAAAGTCTTGGCAACTCCAGTACATCAACGCTTACATTTATCGCCGTTATAGTTCGACTGTTTGGGACACTGAACCGGTCGATGTTTCGATGGATCTTCTCTCTGATAAAATCGAAGCGATTTCGTATGCTCTTGACCCCTATGCTTTTGATGTTGGCCTGTTTTTCTCGTCTAACACCAAGATAACCCTTGACAACGCTCGCGGCCGCTACTCCGATATTAACAATTCGAGATCGATTTGGGCCGGATTTCGATCAAGGGACAACTCGATTTTCAAACTTGAGTGCGGCTATGTGGACGAGGATGGAAACGAGATCGCCAACACCGCATTCGAGGGCTTCATTAAGAGCTCAACCATTGAAGAGGACGCGAACGACAATTTCACATTCGAAGTTTACGGCTTCGAAAACATGTTCGCGGATCTGGCGGTTTCGGCGGGCTCACTTACTCCGAACACGGCCAAGAACATCATCTATTCGATTATGAACAGATCCGAAATTACGAGTTTGATCACGGTCGATCTGGCTAATATCAATCCGGACAACAACGTGCAAATTAGTGCACCTTCGGTTTTCAACAACCAACTCATCAAATCGGTTCTATCGAACTTGCTCATTATTTCGAATTCAGTTGCATATGTTGACCGAAATCGGGTTTTCCATTGTACGCCACGCACTGAATCGGATGATGTTGAACTTACTCTCTCCTACAATTCACAATCCGGACAACCGGACAACATCTTCCAACTTCGCCGCTTCACGGGCGAAGCTCGAATTTTTAATCTAATCAAATCCGAAGACGAAGTTTACAGTTCCTATTCGGACACTGAACTCCTCGAAATTTATGGTGTCAAAGAGAAAAAGATTAACATGGACTGTATCACTGACCCGTCGGTGTCGCAAAGCGTCGTTGACCGAGTGCGCCGCGAATTCCAATATCCGAAAGAAGAATTTGAAATCGAAACCGACTATTTGGGCGATGCGATCGGACTCCTTGACAAAGTGCTACTTGAGGTGTTTCCGGACACTCTGGACACCGGTTATCCGGAACCGATCTGCGGCATTGCTATATGCGGGCAAGCGGTTGTAACCGATTATGCGGGCGGCTTGATTGTCGATGGTTCCAAGATTTTCAAAGTTCTCAAGATCACGCACGACCCAAAACGAATGTCAACTACGCTCCTCATCCGAAACACTGGTTACGGCCCGGACGATGGTTCGACTGGTTCGACTGGTGAACTTGCGATCTGTGGTTTCGCTGTTTGCGGAGTTGGAGCCATTTGACAAAAATAGCCTTTGTCTGTTATAATGCAGTTCAATGGCCTATTTTGAATGCGAAGGACGCAAATCGATAAATATTGAGGCAAGGAGCCAAACGCCCGCGGTACAGATTCTTCGGAACGTGCTCGGGGATCGAGATATTCATATCTTGGTCTGGGAAAAGAAGCAAACTTGTTTGGCAATTTCGGGGCTCAAACCCCACGAAGTGACCGAACTGGTCCGTTTCCTTTTCGAGAACCGAGAAAAGGACATAAACATTCATGGGGACAAACACTCTTAGCACTCGCTCCGACGGCCAGATTATCACCCAAGATTGGTTTAACGACTTCAATTTAGCATTGTCCCAAGATTTCGTTCCTCGGAACGCTTCTCGCGTAGCTACGGCATCGGCGGGTTCAATTGGAACCCCGTCGCTTCCTTGGCTCAGCGGATATTTCGACAATTTGGTGGTTGGTGGCGAAGCCATCGACCCCGCGCTTCTTATTGCTAGGGCACAACGCATAACCGCTTGCAAAGTTACGGCTGAGGATTTTACTGACTACTTATCGCATGCCGGATCATCACTTGCCGCGACTCTCGGTGCGGCGGTGACCAATTTTAGTTTTGTTATGGGCAGTTTGCCCTACACTCTAACCGCGGATGTCGTTTTCGCGATCACTGGCGGTTTCTCTTCCAACAACACTATGGCTATAAACGAAGCTTCTTGGACGGGTTCTTCTTCCCAAGAACAGCAAAGTCTCGTTTTTGGTGAAAAAGCCCATGAATCGGTTTTCATCACCTTCGACGCGGCGGGTTCCAATATCACCGGTCTCGGAGTTGGTGCTAAAGCCATTTTCCGCGGTGCCAATACCTCGGCCGCCGTTGAGCATATCCTAGTTGAAATTCGCACCATTTCGGGTTCGGATGTTACTGCCCGTGTCCTTTGGAGAGCAATCGGGGCCGGTGAAAATCGAATCAAATTCCGCAACAACGACGTTTGGACTCTTTGCAAAACAACCCACCTTTTTATTGACGACGAGGGCAACAACTACGAAACGACCGTTTGGCCGGTTGAAGTGGACACCCTCCCTTCACCATCGGTTGCCGGCCGCTACATTAAGCGAAAATCCGACCAAACTTGGTGGTTTGACGACGGTTCAAACCCACTAACGGCGGTTGACCGTTTCTATGTCGGGGCTTGTTCCTCGCACAATGCAACCCAAACCACTGCAGTCCACTATTTCCCCGAATGGCAACACTTCAAGCAAGACTATCTCGATATGAAAGATTCCGACGTTAAAATTTCAATAGCTAACGACCCGTTGTCAACCTCGAAAGGTCTTCTCATTAACGGATCAGTGAAGCTCGGCTATCAAACAGTCGAATACAAAGACTCCCGCATTATAACCTCGACCGCCGGTGATCTTGAATCCGGAACATCGGACATCGGAGCTGTCGGCGTTAAATACGTATACCGTTGCTACTCCACCGGCAAATTGGTGTGTTCGGACATCATGCCGCGTAAATGGGCAACGGGAATCTTCATGCACCCATACAAAATGTGGAGATGTATTGGTTACCGATTCCACTCCGCCAGTGCTTTTTATTATGGTTCACAAAATGGTTTGATTTTTCATTATCCAGATTTAGTTTTAAATGCTTCTGTATCAAATACTTTTGCAAACTACACTGTGTTTGGTGGATATTGTCCTTCGTGGATTGAAAGTTTAATTACAAATACTGATCATGGTGCCACAACAACGGCCTACACTGCGGACTATTACACGAGCACGACTGACCGAATAATTGCGACAGGAGTAACCTATCAATTTATTGCACAATTAAATCCTTTGTTTAGTGGTTATGCGCGCATTCGTGGATCATCTGCCGGGGTAAATTGGAATCATGGCGGTTATATTTCTGGAATGGGGCTTGGTCACGGATGAAAAAACTTAAAATGTCAGACGGTTCTATCATCGAATCCGAACTCGGTCATGATCCGATTAACGGGTGGGCGCTTTCGCCTAATATTGAACAAGTTGAATTTGAAGACGGCACAGTTCTCGTTAACCCGGATTTCGTGGGGCTAGAGCTTTGAACGACATAACCAAAATTCTCGGCGGCCGCAAATTCACAATTTCCATTTTTGGCATTTTGGTGCTCGTCGGTTACGGGGTTTCATGCATTAACAACCAATCCATCATCGGGATCGCAACCCCTTTTTGCACAGCAGTTGCCGCGATAGTCGGCTCCTTTTGTGCTATTAATGGTCTCAACGACTACACCGCGATGAAAAAAGAGGTGGCCAGTGGAAATCCTAAAATTTCTATTTCTTAACATCGACAAAATTCTGAATTTCTTTCTCAGCCGAAAGCAGAAAGATTTGGTTGCGGATGTCTCGGCCCCCGAACCCACCCCCAACGAAAATCTCATCCTCGTCCGATACGACAAAATCGAAAACACCCTCGCGACTGGAGTTTTGTTTTTTCGCAACTTTGAGATCGCCTTCAAATCCGGCGGTTGGGGCAAGGGTGCGGCCCCGAAGGGCGAATACAAAGCGGTCTCTTATCGAAATGAGTCCGGTAACGCCTATTCACTCTTTAACATCGGATTTTTCGTTCACATAGTTCCACAATTCGAAACGGACCGGACCGAACTCGGAATTCACTTCGACGGTTCAGTGCCGGGCACTCTCGGGTGCATCGGTTTGCAATGTTCAAATGTTGAAGACGCAATTCTTGTTCGCAATTTGTTCCGCGACGCTTTCGATAAAAACCAATCGATTGACTGTCGCATAGTTTAAAGAGGAGGCGAATTCTAGCATGAAAAAGTTTCTTTTTACAATCTTGACGGCGATCATAGCTCTGTGCATTTTTATCTTCAATCGGAAAGGAGAATCCTATGAAAAAGTTTTGGATCGTGTTGTGCGCGATGTTTTTAATAGCTCAGATTCCGACCGCCGCGAGCGAATCGAAAAATCTTCTCGGCGCAACTAAAATCGCATTCCGAACCGGTTTCATTGAAAAATTCGGCCGCGAGCCGAAGGCCGAATTTAAATGGAATGATGCAGGTTTTTGTGCGAATCGCGATGCTGAACTATGGATTGACACTATGGTTCTCACTCTCGAGGCATTACCCGCCGAAAAGCCGACTGAATTTTTCCTTCTAACCCGCGAAGCTTTCTTCATTTACGGGGTTGTGACCACTCTGGCAATCGGTCAAATCTTCTAAAGTCCGTTACTCGGGGCAGGTGCGGTGTAACATCCAAACCCGCTTCGGAGCTTCTTTCTGTTACACGAAATGTGCTCCAGTCAATATGGTGTAACATTCGGCGTAACAACAAGTGCGGCTCCCTTTCCTTCTTTTTCCCGCGCGGGGATTCTTTTTTGTTACTCAGTTACCCTGTTACGGCGGCCGCAAACTTTCCGTTTGTCACTTTTCGGGCCTCACGCGTTTTTTGAGCCGAAAGTTGACAGGCTACTGGATGGTGTGGTTTAATCCGGTCTTTGAGAGAGGAGAGAATACAGACATGATCATACTCGGAAGTCACCATATACAGAGGTTTGCGGAGCTTTTTACCGGCAACCGGCGTTCATTCCTTCAACATAAAGATGGAACGACTTTTTCACTTAAACATTCATACACAATCGACGATGTTGAAAAGCATCTGGTCGGCGAAATTGGTCTCGGTGTCGGCCCAATCCTCGATTCAAACGACTGTTTTTGGGGATGCATCGACATTGATTGCCATGGTGAAGACCAACCGGAGATCGATCTGGTCGCTCTCGAAAAATCGATTAAAGAAAATCGACTCCCACTAGTGGTCTGCCGCTCAAAATCGGGTGGCGCTCATTTGTTCGTTTTTGCACTCGAGGCCGTTCGCGCCAAGGCGCTTCGGATTGCCCTGACTTCTTGGGCCCAAATGCTCGGATTTGCCGGATCGGAAATTTTCCCAAAACAAGAGATTTTATCTAAAGATCGTGATGGTGAGCTTCAATACGCGTCCTGTCTCAATCTCCCCTATTTCGATGCTCAAAAGACCAACCGATATTGCGTCGAAGGCGGCCGCCCGATTGACTTCGCCCATTTCCTTGATTTGGCTGAATCAATGCGAGTTTCAGCATCGGCCATAGTCGAAAAATCCGAAACCAACCACGCCGAAGCTCCGCCTTGTGTGCAAAACATGATCGCCCATGGTGTTGGCCACGGCCACAGGAATTTGGGCCTTTTCTCAATATGCGTCTATCTGAAGCAAGCTTTCCCTGAAACTTGGAAAGACAAAGCTTTCGATGTTAATGCTAAGAGTTTTTCGGCTCCAATCCCGCACACCGAAGCGAAAAAAGTGATCGACTCAGTTGCTCGCCGCGAATATCGCTACAAGTGCAAAGAAGAGCCTTGTCGCTCAAGGTGTAATAGTTCAGTTTGTGTTGAGAAAAAGTTCGGCATCACGACCGAAGAGCGCGGTGAGATCGAATTTGGCGACATGCCAATTTTTTCCGAAGTTAAAAAGTTCAATACCGATCCGGTGAAATGGTCAATTAAAGTAGACGGCAAAGAGATTGTAATGTCAACATCGACGATCATGGATTTTCGCCTCGTTCGAATGGCAATTGCTGAAAATTTGACCAAGCTCGTCCCGCCCATGAAGAACGACCAATGGTCCCGAATACTCGCGCCATTGATGATCTCGGCCGAATCGGTTGATGCGCCGCAAGACGCGTCCAACTACGGTGTTGTGCTAACTCGCCTTCGGGAGTTCCTGCAAAAAGCCGACCTCACATCGACTGGAGAAGACATCACCAAGCGAAATGCGATCCTTCGTGGTTCACCGGTGTTACAGCTCAAAGAGGGTGAGCGGATGGTGTTTTTCCGAGGGACTGATTTCAAAGAGTATCTCAAAAAGACTCGTTCCGATGAGCTTAAAGGCGTTGACCTTTGGATGCATCTTAAAGACCACGGGGTTGAGCATGGCAAACTCCGAATTGGAAAAAATCTACACCACGTTTGGATGGTCAAAGCCACCGAAGACATGTTACCCGAAGCCCGGGTGATGGGAGAAATTCATGAATTCTAAAATAGCAGTTACATTGTCACCGCAAAAAAAGAGGTTTTTCTTTCGTTGCAATTTCTCACTGAATTCGATTCTGCGCCGGATTCCGGCGGCCCGCTTCGAGAAGTCGGCCAAACTTTGGACGGCTTCCTTTGCAATGCAAAATATCGCATTCTTGCATCGGGAGCTTAGCAATCCGCATAGTTTTTTTGAAGTTGATGCTGAAGCTCGGGCTCTAATTGAAGCTCGACAAATCGAAATTGCGGCACTCCTGCAAAAAGACCGAATCCCGTTCCCGCCGATGACTTACAAATTCCCACCTTATCCGCACCAAAAAGAGGCGCTCGATTTCATTGCCGACATGAATGTGTTCGCGCTGTTCCTCGACATGGGACTTGGCAAAAGCTATGTAACTCTGTATAAATTCCTCAAAGAGTACGCCGAAGGAAAAGTCGATACTTTGCTAGTAGTCTGCCCAACTTCGCTTCGTCGCAATTGGGTGTCCGAAATTCAGACGCATTTGCCGTCCCTCGGGACTCGAGTTCATATGAACATTGTTGATCTGCAATCAAAGAAAGCCCTCAACCAAATTGAAATCGATCGAATTCGCTCGGGTATTCACATTCTCATAGTCGGCATTGAAGCCCTGTCAGTTGGCGAGAAGAAAGGTCGCGCTTGGGAGGTGGTAAATGCTTACACCGCCGGACATCCGTTCATGATGTTCGTCGACGAATCGTCGGATATTAAAAATATGCAATCAACCCGCACCGAGAACTGCATCGCGATCGGACAAAAGGCCCGAATCCGCGGCATCGGAACCGGAACCGAAATTTCGAATTCGATCATGGACCTGTATTCGCAATTCCAATTTCTGCACCCGGACATCATCGGTATCGGATCGCTTTCGGCGTTTAAAGCCCGCTACATCGAGTTTGGCGGTTTTGAAAACAAACAGCCCATTGGATTTAAAAATATCGATGAACTCATGGCGTTGGTCCGGCCGTTCAGTTTCAAAAGAACTACTGCCGAATGCGGACTTAATTTACCGCCGACTTACACTCAAATCCGGTCGGTTCCGTTATCGGTCAAACAAAGGGCACTCTACAACAAGATCCGCAAAGAAAAGCTCATGTACATCAAAACTCTAGACGAGAATCTGGTCATCGAGTCGGTAATGGATGCCTACAACAAATTGCAACAGGTGGTGGGCGGGTTCCTCATTTACGAGACCGGCGAGACCGAAACGACCCTTCGCGGCAACATTCGAGTTCTTCGCGAGATTGAAAGAGTGGTCGAACCCGAATTCAATCCGAAAATATCCGAGATGTTAAAAGTTCTGGCTGAAAATCCCGGTAAATCGACGATTATCTGGGCTAAATTCACCGAAGAGGTGAACCTTATCATAGAGGCGCTCGAGAAAAAATTCGGCCCGGGTTCAGTTTCCCGTTTCGATGGCGAAGTTCGGGACTCCGATCGCGAAGAGCATAAAAAAGCATTCCTTGAAGGTCGCACTCAATTTTTCGTTTCAAAAGCGTCGTCCGGCGGTAAAGGTCTCACTCTCAACATTTCGGATTTTGTGATCTACTTTTCGAATTCGTTCAAGTTCGTTGATCGTGAACAGTCCAGAAAGCGAAACGATCGCATTGGCCAAACCAAAGTGGTGACCTATATCGATCTGGTGGCCGAGGACACTATCGACGAAGACATCCTCGCCACGCTCAAGGATAAAAAAGATCTGGCTGATTTTGTGAAAGAACAGCTCACCGCTCGAGCCCCACTATTGACTAAATGAAACTGGTGTGTTTTAATCAGACAGTTTCAGAGAGGAAGAGAAAATGAGTAAAGTCTACATTTCCCAAGAAAGTCTAAACATTGATTATACCGAGGCCAAACGCTTTGGTGAAGTCGAATTTGTGACCGATCTTGAATTTTCGCTTCTCGACTCGTCGCTTAAAAATCGTCGCATCATGGACCGAATACGCGAAATCGAGGATGCTTTCGACCCAATCGCGGATTTCGTGGTCATGACTGGCAGTCCGATCACATTCGGTATTTTTTTCCATAGACTCGCAGTTAAAGCCACCGGCCATGGCATGCCGATCAAGTTACTAGTTTGGGACAGGCGGCTACGCCAGTACAAGTCGGTGGTCTTAACTGCTGAGTTTCTCG